CGATGAGCCCAGCACGCCGCAGCTCGGGCAGCCGCTTGGACACCGCGGCCACCGTGATGCCGGCCCGCTGTGCGATCTCCGTCTGCCCAGCCGGCCCGGCCGCCAAGGCCTCGAGCACCAGGCGACGGTGACCGGCCACCGGCGCACGCTGGGCGGCCTTGTGCGACGTTGGCGGATCCATCCGCCTGGCCGCCGCGAACAGCGGCAGCACGGCCTCGGGCTCGCGGTAGTAGTCGCTCACGCCACCACCTCCGCCGCCTCTCGCAACTTGGCCGCCTGCTCAAGCAGCCTCCGGCCGATCTCCTCGATCTCGCCGGCCATTGCCGCCTCGGCATCGACGGCACGTGCGTGCCACTGCGGAGAGATCCGGTGCCTGGTCTCGCCGCACTCGACCCACTGACCGCACTCGGACACCCTCCCGGAGTAGGTGCTGACGAACACGCCGTCGCTGGTCACGCGATCCGCACGCCATCCCTTGTAGACCGTCATGCAATGCGTGCTCCGTCAGCTAGTGCCTTGCCCATGTACTGCAGCTGCACGACGCCGTCCCGCTGCACGAGTCGGTAGTGGTGCAGCTGCCCGCTCCACGGCATGTCCAGCCTGGCCGGGTACTGCTCACCACGCCTCGGCGTGTACGGCATCCCGTCCCACGGACCGCCGTAGAACTGGATGGTGCGCTCGTCGTCAAAAAGGGATGTCGTCGGCATCGGCCCGCTCCTGGAACTCCGCATGCGTCTTCGCAGCCGGCGTCCGGGCCGGCGCCCTCTTTGCCTTGGCCTCGGCCGGCAGCGGCTTCTGCGGGGACGCGTGCCACCTGGTGATGCGCTGGTACTCAGTGCCCGTGGCCTGCGCCACCTTGTTCTCGATGTCGACGGTCGCCACGCGCCCGACCAGCGACTGCTCGTCCCAGTCCTCGCCCTGCTTTGGTGGCGACACGCCAGCCGACCGGCACACCGCCTCGAGCAGGCCACGCCACCGCAGGTTCACAATCGCCTCGACCGGGTAGTACCCGGCCTTGCTCCACGTGACGACGAGCGACGTACCCGTCGGGTTATCGTCCGCGATCTTGAACTTGAGGTCCTTGATCTCGGCCTTGACGATGTCGCCCGTGTGCCGACCCGTCGGCACCTTCTGCGTGTGCCCGTGATCGACGGCGGCTCGTGGCTCCTCGTCCCAGTTCCACCACGCATCAAAATTCATGACTTCACCTCCGGCTCGTGTGCCTTCCCGACCCTGACGCGGAGCGGCTCCAGCAGCTCCCGCACATGCTCGACAGCCTTCGTGCCCGAGATGCGGCGGACGTGCCACCGGCGCACCACCTCGGCCACCTGCTGCATCAGCTCCTCCGACTCGGCCCGCTTGGCGGTCCACGGCGGCACGTCATGCCACGCCATCGGTCACCTCCTGCGGCTCGATCGCGTCGTGCCGCTCCCTGACCAGTACTGTCAACGCCTCTCCCTGCTCGGCCGTCAGCTGGCCGTCTGACAGCAGCGCGTCAATGCGGTCGCCGATCTTCCCGAGCGTCCTGACGCTCTTGGCCTCCGCGATGTACTTGACGACCTGGTCGTACAGCTCGGTGTCGATCTGCCTAGCACCGGTCCCGGTGAACAGCGGGGCCAGGGCCTCGATCGTCATGGGCAGCTCTTCGCCCAGCCCGTAGCGGTTCTTGGCGTCGTAGGCCGCCGCACGCTCGGCGTAGACGACGCGGTCTTTGCCACCAATCGCCTTCCGCTTCCCGTCGCTGCCCTCGATCAGCCGCATGCGGTAGTTGGCGAAGAGCAGCGCGTCCGCCCATTCCTTGACGATGGGCGACACCTGCTTGGACAGCCGCAGCTCGTACCGGTCGTAGCCGTCCGTCTGGTCGGGCGGGCTCGTCCGCTGCACCTTGGCATGGGCCACGAGCAGCACGTGCAGCCCGGCACGGTGGAGGTTGTCCAGGCCCTCGACGAACCGCCCCATATGCTCGGCCACCACCGTGTAGCCCTTGCCGAAGCCGTAGTCCTCGATCGACTTCTTGCCGTCCTGCTTGCAGACAAACTCGACCAGCGCCCGCTCCGCCCAGTCGATCGAGTCGATGACGATCGTCTGGTAGCCGTGCTTCTCGACCGCCAGCTCGGCGACCGCGCCACGCAGGCTCGGCCAGTCCGGGCACGCGACCCGGTCGACCTCGAGCTGCTTCGTCCCGTCCTCGGTGTCGAGAAACAGCGGCGTCGGAAACTGCGCCGCCAGCGTCGTCTTACCGATGCCCTCGACGCCGTAGAGCACGCACCGCACGGGTGCGGCCTGCTTGCCTTTCACGATCTTCACTTCACGTCCTCCTCTTGAGTTGGTTCGTCCTCGTCCCATTGATCCATCGCGATCCTGTCAAACACCTCGCCGCGGAAGATGTCGACACGCTGTGGCGCCCTGAACGCCAGGCGGACGACATTGCCGCGGATCTCCTGCACCACGATTTCCATCCGTGCATGCGGCACGACGACACGCTCGCCCTCCGCTCGACTGAGCACTAGCACGTAGCCCTCCTTAGCGCGGCCGGCCGCACTCCGTCACGACCGACCGCAAAAAACCATCCGTGATCAGGCCAGCGATCCGTCGCCGACCTCGCGTCCTTGCGTATCGCCCTGCACGAAGAGTGACTCGCCGCGCTCAGCGCGACGACACATCTCCTCGACCTTGTCTTGGGTGCCCGGCGCGGCCGTCGTCGGCTCGGCCGCGTCCATGGTCGCGCCGATCTCGTCGCGCACCTCGATCAGCTCGTCGATCGTCACCGTGAGCGCGTCGTAGAGCAGCGTGCGGTCGCCGCGAGCCGCGCGGGCCTGGTACGTCTCGCCAGCGTTGGACTGGCCGCCGGCCTTACTGGGATCGCCGTACAGCCGCACGATGGCGCACAGATGCGCGTGGCAGCGCGCCACGCGGTGCAGCCACGTCACGAGAAGCTGGCAAGCCCGAGATCGGATGCGTGTACGACGGTTACGCTCGCTCGCCGCAGCCCGGCTCTCCTGCGCCGCTCCTGCTCGGACCAGCGCGACTGCACCTCCGAGCACCGCTGGCGAATGGTCGCCTCGTCCGGGTCCTTGGGGCCGGGCCGAGGGTCCGTCCAGCCGAGCGCCCGTAGCCGGCGCGAGATCGACGAGGTAGTCGACCCCGTAATTGCGGCGATGCGCTCCAATGGCATAGCCGCTGCCCACTCGAGGAGCTGCGTATCCGTGACGTGCGCGAATCCGCGGCCCATCGGCAACACCGGTCGGCATGGCGTATCCCTCCGCCGCACGCCGTCGTGGCGTGACGGGGGGAGGTTATGCAGAACTCACGATAACTCGTCAAGACGGAGTTATCGGGAATCGCCAATGGCCGCTTTTTAGCGGGCTTTGCGTGTCTTCGGCGGCTCGATTGGCTGGCCGACGGCCGCGGAGATGATGGCAACCTTGTCGCCCGGCGGCCACTTCTTCGCTTTCTTCATCCACCACCACAGCGTGCTCGGGAGCAGGCCGGTGGCCTCGCCCAGGTGGTAGACGTTCCACTCCAGCCGTCGCAGGATCGGATCAAGCACGCGTCCGAACGGAGTCAGCGTCGTGATTTCCGGTGGACGGCCGCCGGCGTGCCGTTCGCGGATCGATGTCGACGCTGGTGCAGCCATGAGCGCCTTGCCTTCCGTGGCGTAGATCCCGATGGTTCCAGTGGGTCTACCGGGGACAGGGTTGCGATCCCGTCGGGATTGCAACGTTTGAAAGTGGCGGGGACAGGATGAAACCCCGCAAAACCGGCCGACCCGCACAGCCCGCACGACCGGACTCCCTTCGACGGACGGAGCACACCCGCACGGACGCGTGACCTATCCCTGAGTAGGAGGATCACGCACCATGACTCTCGACGCCTTTCTCGACACCGTGTACGTGCCGCTGCGACTGCGCGGTAGGTCGCGCGAAAGTGTCCGCCTGCTGCGGCACGCCATCACGCAGTTTTCCAAGTGGCTCGGACGAGCCGCGCTTCTCGACGACCTCGAGGACCTGACCGTCAGCCAGTTCCTCGCAGTGCGCGGCCAGCGGCTTTCGCCCAACAGCGTGGCCCGCGAGCGGTCAGGGCTCTTGGCCCTGTGGAACCTCGCCCAAGGCCGCGGCCTCGTGAAGCTTCGGCCGTCGGTCGTGCCCGAGCTGGTGCCGCAGGCGATGCCGCGAGCGTTCACGACGGACGAGCTGGCCAGGCTCGCCGACGCCGCACGGCAGGCGAGCGGCTGGGTCGGGCCTGTGCCCGCGTCAGTGTTTTTCCCAGCGCTGATCGCCGTGGCACTGGAGACCGGCGAGCGGATCAACGCGATCCTCTCGACGCCCCGCATGTGCTGGCGTCGGCCGACGCTGACCGTGCCAGCCCACGTCCGCAAAGGCGGACGCCAGGAGCGTGTCTACGAGCTGTCGCCCGAGGCCTCGGACCTGGTCGACCGTGTAGCGGCCCATACGGGGCCGACCGTGTTCTGGTGGGTGTCGTCGGGAACGGCGCTTCGCAAACGCTGGAAGACGATTACGAGGCGCGCCGGCCTCGGGGACGGCCGCGACGTCCAATTTCATGCCCTGAGACGCTCAACCGCCTCACATCTGGCCGCCGCTGGACTTGATGCCACGGCTTTTCTGGGACATTCGTCCGACCGCATCACTCGGCGTAGTTACCTAGATCCTCGCGTGGTCGACGCTCATCGCCCCAAGGCGTGGCAGGCCATGCCGCGAATCTTTAAGCCCGATGACCACGAGCCGCCGGCTCGCACCGCGTGAGCCAGTAGCGTCCCCGGACGGGTCCGGAGTTGCGATCCCCCGCGTCCATCCTTGCGGGTTGTGCCGGCCAAGGCCAGACTGCGGCCATGCGGATCGACACCGACGACTACGTGACCTGCACGCACGCCGCCGAGCTGGCCGGCGTGTCGAGGCAGTACATGCGGCGGCTGGCCCTCGACGGCCGGGTGCGGGCGGTCGTGATCGACGGCTTGCTGTTCGTGCACCGAGCCGACGCCCTCAAGTTGTCACGTGACAACGGCCGATGAGTGTGTTGTCACCTGACAACACCACAGCCAAGGAGGGCTACCATGTCGATCACAGTCTGGCTCGAGCTGTTGCTGCTCGTCGCTCGCATCCTGTCGGCCGGCGGAGCGTTCTAGGCGGCCCGCGTCCTCACCTGGAACGCCAGCCGGCGGATGCCGATCCGGTGCTCGGTGCTTGCAAACCACAGGT